AAACAACGTCCATAATCAGCCTTCCCTCTTTATCAGAGTTAAAGCTGACCTGAAAACTTTCTATCATATAATTGAAAGTCTTACGCACTTCCTTCATCTGTTCAAAGATGAAGGAAAACTTATCCTCTCCATGAGGAAGGAACTTATCTCCCCCATAAAGGATAATGTCCTCTTGAATTTTCTCGAGGACTTTATCGACATCGAAACTTCCTACGATGTCGACAATAACTTCGTTTGTCTCATTTCTGCCAGCTCCCACTGGCATAAAACAAAGTTTGGGAACACAGTAAGTATTCCCTAAAAAACGAAATAAAATATATTCCGCTTTCAATATTATAATATATTATTATGAAAGCGGAATATTACAAACCAAAATAAAGTGAAGTAACTATTATTAATATTCACAGATAGTTACTTCACTCTCAATATCACAGTGGATACGCATAACTTTACACCTCCTCTTTTTTATATTTAAGAGGTGTAAATCTAGGCAGTTCTTTCTACTTCCAAGAACTGCCTAACTTCATCTATCATGTCATCTACAGACATGATAGGATAGGATAATGCGGGGAAAACATAAACATCTTCCCGCATCATCTTGGAAATGAAGTTTTTCTTCATTTCCACAATAATGGGGATTACATAAGAATCCCCAGCGAGTATATCAATATTATAATATACTCTATTATCGCCATTAGTGGCGATAATTGTTGTGTTTATTTTATTATAAACACAACAAATTTCTTTTTTGAACTCAGACCAAGTAAGTTCTATAACTGTCGGGTCTGAGTTCATATCTTGTTTAAGGATAATATTTCCATTATCCTTATCACAAGATATTATGTAGTTGACAGCTGTGTCAACTACATTGAAATAAAATTTTATTTTTTTCATACTAAGTTCCTCCTTCTTGGCACTCCCCAGTGCCAAACAAAAACTAAATTAAAATAAGTAAGAACTATGCCTTTTAAGCATAGTTCTTACAATGGTCGATTAATTCAAATCGACCGGCAAGGACATCTTCCTTAGAATATCCTTGCCAAAGTAAATCATGGTAATTTACTATCAGATTTACTTTTCCAGAAACTTCTTCTGAAGTTTCTGTAAGGAAGTAACCCTCTAGGGTTGAGTTATAAAACGCAACCCAATTGATGGGGACTCCCACTTCATTACCATTTAAAGCAATGGTAATGAAGTCATTTGTAAATTCTTTAATAGTGTAACCACTATTAAAGAATTCTTGACTTCTATAGAAGTCAAGAAAAGAGCTGTCCCATAGCTCTTTTTGAGAGCTAGGAACGCAGGAAATTGCCGCATAAGCAATTTCCAGAAGACGGGACGACTTAAAACTATAAGCGTGTCCGTCTTCATTGGTCAAGATTACTTGACCTTGATCAAAGAATACCTTTTCTATTTTCATAAGATCTCCTCCTTCTTGGGTATTTACTATACCCCAAAAACATAATTTTATTTTTATTCACTATAATAATATACAATTAGAAAAGTCTAGTTTTACAAAAAATAAAAGAGGATGGGAATAATCCCATCCTCTCATCTTTAGATTAAACTTACTTCTTTAATAGACTTTATAAATTCTTTATAAGATACTTTCTTTTCATATATAATATCTTCATCATATTTACCTTCTCGTTTTACTACTCCTCCTTCATTAGTAATTGTTACAATATTATTTCTTTTCTTTACAATTGATAGATCACAATCTTTTATCTTATCATCAATACTACTGCTTCCAGAGATAGTATAAATCATGTCATATCTTTTTAAATCTAATCCATCAATATAAGTTAGTTCTATATCAAATTCTAATTTATCATTATTATCATATGAATTAGTAATATAATTTATAAGATTAGAGTTATTACTATTAATAAACCCATTCTCCATTGAATATCCATTTTCTATTAAATCTCTTATAGTTCTAGAATAATAGATCTTTAAATAATCTGTTACTATACACCTAATATACTTTTTATTTCTTGTTCCATGTATCGATATTATCCTATATACAAAATTATCTTTACCTTCCAAGATATTTTTATCATTAAGGGATAATCTAGAAATTCTATTTATTAATTTTTTCTTTGTTATTCTTTCTTCAGGATAAATCTCTCTATTATGCATTACACAATCTAAGGGAAGATTATTTGTTATCATAAATGAAAAAGTATCACCATTTCCTCCACTCATATAAATTTCGTATACAATTCCTTCAGAAATTTCTTTTCCCTTTTTTCTTAATACGGGGATATTAATTACGCAAGTAGATTCATATCCTTCTTTTTCCATCTGGAATAAAAATTCTCCTATATTATTAAGAGACTCTGAACTATGCCAAATGGATCTAGTAGAACTGCAATTGTCACATAAATATTTTCTCAACAATTCTAAATTTCCAGATAATAATATTTCTCTAAAATCAACATTAGGGTCATTAAAATGGTCTATGAACTCTTTAGAGCTCATGAAAAGATCAATATGAATATTAAATTGATTATTTTTAAAAAATGTAAATAAAAACTTTATTTCTTTCATTGTAACTACTCCCTTTCCAAAACTAAGCTATCAAAATATCTCTCAGCTCTTCTACGAATCTGTTATAACTAATTTTCTTATTATTCATTATGCACTTACTATATTCACGAACCAAATCAGATTTGTTTTCTTTAAATACACTCATGGTGTATTCATAATTCTCAAAACTATTGTTCATATTCACATTAGATACAACAAACTGGATTATAACATGTGTGTTATTTATTCCATAATAATCAAGATTAATTTTAAATTTAAGATTAATATCATCCTCCCCACAATCTCTATTAATAGTTTTTATAAAATCAACAAATCCTTTATCTTTGTAATTAATCATATTGATAAGACTTTTACGTTTTAGAACATCAAAAATAGTTATTTCTGTTTTGTATGAGCTACAATCATACGATATTTCTGAAGGAATATTTATTGCATACATATCATTCGGTCTAATAATCCCATTTTTTACTTCTAATATTTCATCCATTTCTTTATTAAGATTAAATTTAAATAGTAGCATGTTTACAAAAGCAGTATCTACTGAAGGATCAATTTTCCTAATAAGTCCAAACCCACTTTTAAGTGATTGTATATTAAAATATGATAGTTTATTTCCTTTATCATTTTTATCTTTAGTAACTACTACTACAATATCAGAGTCTGTATTTGAATATTTCTTTTTAATAATAAAAGGTATACAAATAACGTAGAAATATTCTTCATTGTCGAGACTATCTAAATTCATAATAGTGCAAATCGATTTACTGAGATCATCTCCCTTTTCTTTTTCAACCCTATCAATTTTATCTAGATACTTCTTTATTTGTTCAGGTCTAATGGAAAATAGTTTTAAGTAATCTTTTTTATTTTCCTTCAATAAATTATAAAATACATTAGAAGGAATTTTATAATTAGTGCAATCATATTCGTTTAGTTTTTTCTTATCATAGAAACTAAAATACACCCAATCTTCCATTCGATTTTCACATCCTTTCTTATTTTAATATCGAATCTTTCTTTAATCTTCTTAGAATACTATTATAAACTACTAATCTATCAAAATCTTTAAAAGACCCTATAGCAATATCTTCTGAACGGTACTCCTTAGCATAAATATCGTTGTAACGTTTTACAATAGAATATTCTAACTCAATATCTTTATCTGTAGCTAATGAATTCATGTTAGGAAGAACTATATCAAGGTCTCTTCTAATAAAAGTACAAATACTATTTTTATACTCATAAGAAAAAATGACACGTATATATTGTATATATTTAGAATACTTCTCATATAAATAAAAATTTTCTCTAAATCTTTTTAATTCCTTATCGTTTTCTTTAAGATTTAAAATATTATCTATTATTTTAGGATTTCTTACTATTTTTTCCGGATGAGCTAAGTAAATACAATAATGGTACAGTTTACCATTAAAATTAATTAAATCTTCTTTAATATTATTTTCCTCTTCTTCACAAACTATATTATTTGTATCCATAACAATATTTACAATAACACAGCATACAGGTTTGTAACTATATAAAATTTTACTAATAAGATATTCTAAAATCCAATTTAATATAAACATTTTCTATTACCATCCTTCTCTTTCATCTTCAATTTGGTTTCTCATAATAGCTTTTGATATATCTCGTATATCACGATAAAATTCTTTATAACTGTCAAATTGCTTTTTGAAACTTCCAAACTCATACATCATACGCATAGTTACTTCTTCTAATCTAATACCAATATTTTCTTTATTCATCATGGTAATCCTATTTTCTTTATTATCAATAATCACGGTATAGTATACATGATTTTTATCTACATACCCATCTTCAATTATAAGTAATTTACTAAAATATTTAAACCCAAACTCAACAATGATCTCATTAGAAGAGTTTAAAAGATCTTCAAAATCTTTATATTTTTTAATATTCTCTTTAAATCTTATTATCTCTTCATTCATATCTAATGATGTAGGATAATTCAATATATTTGAAATAATATTCTCAGAGTTTATTATATAACCAGGATATTTTATATCTGTTGCAAAACTAAACATATCAACTGTATTATCAGTCCCTATTAAGTTTTTTAAATTTTTATACTTTTCATCATCTCTATCAACAGATATCAAAACAGAGAACCTGCATATAGGTCCTCTATTTCTATGGCGTGAAAATAATTTATACCTACTAAATAGACGCTTTATAAAATCTAACACTCCAATCTTCCTTTCCTTTAAAACAATTATTTTTTAACACTAAATATAGTATATTTACTTGAGTTGTATAGTTTTACTTCTGTTATACTACTAACAACTCTATCTTCTTTATCAAATTTAACATATTTCTTGGTTTTCTCCACATCGATAAAGTAATTAGTTCTGCTTAGATGATTTTTAAGAAATAATCTTTTAATATTTATTTTCGGTGTATCTTTAGTTAAACATTCTTCTTTAATTCTATAAATTTTGAATCTTATATATCTATCATTTTTATTATCATAAATAATTATATGACCATTGTTTATTCTATTTACTCTAATTATTAAGAAATCTTTAGGAGACATTCCTTCATAAGACCAATTCATCTTATCATAATACCATTTAATTAATTCATCATATATTTCTCCATCAATAGAGAAATACCATTTAAAATTTTCTTGATAATAAAAATATTTATTCTTTTCTTCATCATAACGACTTATTTTATATTTTTCAAGATCTACAAATTCTGTTGCCATATTAAACTACTTCCTTTCCAAATTAAAATCTAGGATATGGAATAAATCCATATCCTTTTAATCTTTTTTACTTTTTACACGACTAAGCCTAGGTTTAAGACAAGTGCAGTGTACAGTACCTGTCTTATCATATACAAAAGGTATTTTCTCCTTTTTATCAAGATAAACTTCAAAAATGATATCCTCAATTATTACAACATTATTATCAGGATATACTTCTTTAATGCTTTCTACAGCCTTTATATATTTCTTAAATTTATTAATACTGATAAAGTAAGGTTCTTTTAATTTCTTACTACACCAAGATTTTGTAAGTTGTTTAACGTATAATCCAGTTTCTGTTTCATCAGCTCTAAATATTCTAATTTTAAAATAAGTATCCTGCTTTCTATTATGGAAAAAGATGTATCCATTATTAGTTTTAGTAAACCTTATTATACTAAAATCATTTTTATTCATCCCTTCATAAGATCTATTGGTTGTATCATACCACCATTTTATAATTTCATCATAAATCTTTCCACTAATAGCATAGAAGCTGCAGCCCTGGCATTCAAAACCGATATATTCATCTTTTTCACTATCATAAGTATAATCCCATTTTTTAATTCTTATGATATACTCTCTATCATAATCATACTTAAAACTTTCTATTTTCTTTTCACCATCTAAACAAACACTGACTGTAATGATATTGTCTTCTACATTATAGTTTATTATTTTAACATCTTCTCTATTTGAATACGCATATTTGGAGTCTATATTATATAAGCTATCCATTATAACACTAGCATTGAAGCTATATTCTTTTGTATTATTACCACATATTTGAGAATAATGATATAGATCATAAGTCGTATTATAATAAAAATTGCTAAATGTGTTTTTAGTCACATCTCCACCCCCAACTTATTTTAAACTTATACTGTCAAACTTTCTATTCATTTTTGCAGACAGCAATAAATGTAGGATTATGTCTATCGATCCCTTTATAAAAACCATAACCTTCTTCATAATAACTATAAGGACCGTCATATTTAGCAGGTCGAACTTCAATTATCCCATCTGCAACACCAAGAACTCCTTTAGGATTTAATGCATCATCAGCCACTTCTGTTAGAATTGCTAATTCTTTTATTTTATCAGCATCTATAAAATATGGAACACGATCTTTTTTATATCTTATAGGAAACTCATCTTTTAATATAAATCTTATTTGTATTTTAGATTCTTCAGGTGTCTTTTCATCAGCCTTTAATACTTTGATTCTGAGGTAAACATCACGAATATAATTATGAAAAATCATATAATTACCAGCAGATCTATGTACTCTGATTAGTCTAAAATCCTTTTTACTCATACCATCATAAGCTATTTTCTTCCTTTCAAACCACCATTTTAATATAGTATCATAGATATTTCCACTAATGGAAGCATACATTATACTATAGCCCCATCCAACATATTCATCTCTTTCTTCATTATAATCATTATTCCAATTTAATAAAGTTATTTTGTGAGGCTTAGATATCATTCTACGATAAGAAAAGAATTCTATTTTATAATCATCTTTAATCTTTACACCTACCATCATTCTATTGGTTTTATTATCATACTCAATTATATTAACATCAGATTTGTTTAAAGAAAAATAGTCTTGATTTAAATCACACAGTAAATTCATTACAGAATCACTATCAAATATGTAAGCATTACTTTCAATTCTATAATCTTCTCTTTTATATAATTTAGCATACCAAAATGCATTTGAGTTTTTACAATATTTTGAAACAGATCCCTCATCTATAAGAGTAATATTGTTTTCCATTATTTTTCTCCTTTAAATAAAAAATGAAGTGGGGAAATTAATCCCCACTTCTTTGTAAATTATTCATTTAGATATCTATATCTAACGAATCCTCCTTCTGATACAGTTCGGCTGCAGAACCAAGTTCTTTTATCTGCACTATGAGCAGTTGTGTTTATTTCACATGCATAAGATGTATTTACTCTCTTAGAATTATAAGTAAGATTTTCAAACTGCACATGAACACATCTTCCCTTACCAATTTCTTCTATCGTCTTTTCTATTACGGGTATCTTTATATATTCATCTGTTTTTAAATTATGAACAATGAATCTGCGATAGCAATAATCATCTACATCAATGATTTCAAAATCAGATTTATCATACCTTGCTCTTTCGCAATTAACTCCTATGTGTTCATAAAGTCTTACAATGATCTTTTCATAAAGATCTCCACCGACAATACATTTTCTATCTGTATCAAGATTCGTGCAAACATATGTATCGTCCTTTCTTACATACATACCAAAGAAATTTTTATCCCTAGGTTTTCTTGTATTACCAGATTCAAGATTGTTAAAAATTTCTTCTACTTTTTCAACTTCTTTTTCTATCTTCTCTTTATTAACAATTTCATTGTTATTTTTTGTTTTATCACCATAAGCAACTTCTATTTTTCCAAGAAGATCATTCTTTACTCCTGTTTTAACCTTTCTATCATTATCATATTTATGATAAGTAGATCTATTACTAATATCAGGACTATCCATAAAATTAGAGTTATAATTACAAGGCAGCTGTCTATAGTACTCATTAAAAAGAGTTCTTTTTAAACCACCAATGTTTCTCTTATCATAATATAATATAGAATAAGGATGCTCTGCTTTTTCATCAGGAAAACTGATCATTTCAACATGATTTACATCCAAATTCATAGAAACAAATGCCCATTTTATAGGAACATTGTATTCCTTTTGAAGGGTTCTATTTTGAACAATTATATCTCCTTCACAAATAGTTCCTAAATTAATAAAATTAAATCCAATAACAATGAAGTCATCAAAGAATCCATAGACTTTATTCCGTTGCATGAATTCTTTATAACTTTTAAGACTAGTAACCTCTTCAAGCTCTTTCATAGGAAGACTATCAAGAATGCTCCTTGCAAAATAGCTTAAATAATTAGGATCAATACAAATAGCCTCCATCTTCCTCTTATCGACAATAAATTCCTTTCCATTGTCCTTTCTAAACCTAAAAAACCCTTTCTTACAATACAACTTGTTACTCATAACTACTAATCTCCTTCCCAAAAACAAAGTTATCCAAGTTCAATTAAACTTTTCATATTTATAATATATAATTATTTACTATTTTTTTAACTCTTACATAATACAATATATAGGAGGCCGAGTGTCTATGTTTGAGATTATACCAATAGTACCTTATATGATTTACGTAAACGAAAATAGGAAAAATTTTAAAAAAATAATACCATATCTAAACATGAATGGAGGGGTTTTGTTTAAACCTGGGGTAAAAGAATCTTTACTCCCTAGAAGATCCACAACCAATTCTGTTGGATATGACTTCTTTTCTCCTGTAAAGATAACTCTTAAAAAAGACAAGATGTATCAAATACCTACTTTTATATGCTGCAATCTAACTAATTTTAAAGGTCCTAATAATGTAGTGACTGACCCTTATAAATTCTTAGCTATGTATCCTAGATCATCATATGGATTTAAATACGGAATGCGACTGAACAATACAGTAGGGATTATTGATTCAGATTATTATGCAAATAAGGATAATTATGGTCATATAATCTTATCAGTATCTGTTGAAAAAGAATTAGAAATAGAAATAGGTGATAAGATTGCACAAGGGGTTATTCAACAGGCATTTATATTTAACGATGAAATACACATTGATAGCACTCGCAATGGCGGTATTGGATCTACTGGAAAATAAAAAAGAAAACCACCCAGAGGAATAAATCCTCTGGGCATTATTTTAGTATAATTTGGTTTCAAATACTTTAGAAGCTCCACATTCAAGAAGAGTTTCTTCTTGTTCTTCATAATCACCATATTGAATACAATACTTACCAGAGAAATCAGTATTCTTAAGAGTAATAGTAACCTTGATATTCAAGGTTCCACCAATAGGAACATTTAAAATTACTTGAGCATTGAATTCTTTGGTTTTAATATCATATCCAATATAATGACCGATAGTTCTCATAGGAACATCTTTCATATTATTATCCATTACAACGTCTACCGTTCCTTGTTTGTATTGAATAACGTTCTTATAGTTTACTCCATCTTCTTTATTTTCTGTAATGGGAAGATATACATCCCCATCTTCTCCGCTTTCTACATATATTCTAATTTCCTTATTTCCAACAGTGATTACACCATCTTTGGTGTAGAAGAATATTTTGGATCCATTACCAATAAGACCAAATTCTTTAATAGAATCCTTTTTGGATTCTATTTCTTTATCGTAACTATATCCATTTTTTTCATCATCATATTCATAAACAGTAGTCCCATCTTCTCTTTTAGCATACCAAATAAAAAGTTGATTAGAAATAGGGGACATATTATTTTCAATATAACTGGGCATAATCTAATTCCTCCTGTATCTTATAAAAAATATAAGGGGGAGAATATCCCCCTTTTTCTTATACTTTTGTCCTATTTCATTTAATTATTAAAATTATTCTTATACCAATCTTCTTTTCTATAAAACTCAACAACTATCTTTCTTTGAGGTTCTTGTGTATGAGTTAATGATCTTATAAGTCGTTTAGGTTTTTCAATAGAAATAGTATCAGGAATATAGCTTAAAAACTTATTCACAGTTTTATCTTTAAGGGCGTGTATTCTTTCCTCTGTATCATAAAATACCTCTTCAGAGAGGATATTCTTAACCGCACATATCAATTCCTTTGCGTCTTCTTTTACTCCCATTTCAATTCCTCCAAATGGCTCATATGCCCTAAATTTAAACTACATAAAGTAATGAATTAGTTTGCTAGTCGGTAAGTAATCTAATTCATTACAACTTTATTTCACTTTACTCTTCCTTTCTCTTTCTGTTTCATTGTACACATTTTTCATTGAGTGTGACCCTCCTAAACGAAATAATAGATATTAACGTGGTTTGTGTCAATTCCCTCCCCCCTCGCCTCCCTCGGGGGTCTGGGGTCTTTTTATCTCTTTTTACTTTTTATAAGATATTCATAATATACACATCCACCTAAAACCAATGCTACAAGATGCATAATTCTATTAGGGGATTTAAAATCTTTAGTAAATTCATCATTTAAAAATACACCTAATTTAGGCTCTACTACATTATTTAGTATTTTTCTTATATCTTTAAAATTCTTATCTCTAACTTCTAATAATTCATCACTATATCCTTTAGACTTATCATCCAAATCAAAGATATTTAAGAATTGTTTTACAGACATATTAAATCCTGCTGCTCCAGAATGACCTCCTCCATTAAAATACTTATTGGTAATATAGGACATAGGAACATTTGCCTTTAAATACTCATCATCAGTATAAATACTAGCTATTAAAATCCCATCAAGATTATTAAGATTTACCTTATCCTTATTGATATGGATAATCATATTTACTACATTCTTTTCTTCTCCCTTTTGGATATCAAATCTTGTTGAATTTCCTCTTCCATAGATTACTTTAAATTTTAGATCTAAGATGCTAAACTCTTCGGTATGATCTACAGTATTAAGTACATTCAACTTCTCCATATAAATTGTATATAATCTTTTACCATATTCCAAATACTTATCAAGTACTTTTTCTTTATCATCATTAGTAAGCAGTTCAGTAAAGATATCAGACGTATCCTGCATCATTCCAGAATCTGAATAGAGTTGTTGCAAATATAATGATTTAGTATACTCTTCAGGATACTTTTTATCTTTTTTAGTATCATAAATACTAATCAATCCAGATACTTGAGAGGAATCTTTAAGGTTATCTCGAGAGATAGCTATTCTTGCATCGTTTTCAAATTCTTCAGCTAATTTTATAAATGAAGAATAAAGCAAAGCATGTGTATACCAGCATGCAGAGTTTTCTGAATAAATAAAATAAGTAAACTTTCCTTTATGCTTAGCTGCTAAAGAAATAGATCTTTGATAAAGTGATGTTTCATGGTGATCTATCCAAACTACCTTATCATAAGCATTAAGCAACTTTTCAAAATCTTCATTCTTTAAAGTTATATCTAAGACAAATACAATTCTTCTTCCTTTAAGATTTTCATTTCTCTTAGATATGAAATTATCTATTATCGAAGCTCCTACATAGTTTATTGCTACTGATCTAGATACTATATTTCTATGGAGTCTAAAAGAATTCAATATCAAAGCTGCAGAAGCATCTCCATCTAAATCACTATGATGGAGTATATCAATATTTAATGTATCCCCACTTAGATCTTCTTTAGTTAATATTTCAAGATCCTCTTTATCGGCATAATGAATTATTGCTTTTGATCCTTTGTTGTCGCTATTTCTTATCTTTAATTCCTTTTCCCCTTCAATAGTAAACATTCTTTCATCAGTATTATACTGATTTTGAATATCTCGAACCATTTTCAACATACAATCAGAATTTCCAATTCCTTTTCCAAATTTACTGCTCGTCTTTTCCATTGTTTTAATCTCCTTTTGAAATAAAAATAAGATACCCAGTAGGATATATTCCTACTGGGTAATTAAACATTAGTTAGAATTCATATTGTGAAATATCGACATTTTCAATCAATTTAAACTTATCATCATTTACTCTTCTGATCTCTTCAATTTCATTACTAATATCCTGAGTTGTATATCTAAGAAGCTTTCTATTTTCAGGGCTTAATGTAGATTCACCAATTTCAAGATCATTAAGAGAACCTAACCCTTTTGCACGTTCAATATTCTTAGGCTCAGAATTTCTAAAAGTACTAATAATTTGATACAATCCAATTTTCTTCCCGTTCAATAAATATCTCTTTTCAGATTTGTCTAAATAAGGAAGCAAAGGAGTACAAGCATTCAACAATTGATCATTGAATATAATAGTGTGTTCTCTATCCCCATGGATACCATTTACTAACCCATTGATAAGAATAGAGTTATTCTTCTTTTCACACTTAAGATACTTATATTTCTTAGAGATTGTATCTTTGAACTTATTAAAGTTTTTATACGCTTCATTTCTAAGAAGAAGCAGATCTTCTAACAAGATAGGATCAATCATATAATTACTAGAGATTCTATCCATATAGAAATCATAATTGTTGTTATTGATAATCAAAGAAGAGATCTCATGTTTAGTAAATTCTTTCTTTGAAGGAAGATGAGCAATCTTATTTTCTTTGCAGAACTCATCTCTTACAAATTTTGTGAAATCATCTTTATCAATAAAATATCTCCATTTTTTAGTACCTTTATTTACATGATACAACGGAGACAATACTGCATATACTCTACCTTCTTCAATAAGAGGTCTGCAATATACTAATAAGAATTTAAGTACTAAAGATCTGATATGGAATCCATCATAGTCAGCATCTGATAGGATAATGATCTTATCATACTTACATTTAGAGATATCAAAGTTTTTACCATATCCACAATTAAGGATAGATAATATAGCTTGAACTTCTTCATTCTTTAAAAAAGCTTCTCTAGATTTAGAGAATGCATTAGACATCTTACCTCTAATAGGGAAGATAGCTTGATATTTAGTATCTCTTGAAGTTTGACAAGGAGAAGCAGCTGATAACCCTTCTACTATAAACAATTCAAGATGATCCTTATTTTCTGCTTTAATAAATCCTTCAGGAATACCTGTAATAGTATCGCCTTTATACTTCTTAATTACATTCGTCTTTTCTTTTTCTGCTTTGGTTCTAGCAGTTGCTACATCTTTAAAGAAGTTACAAATCTTTTGAAGATCTTCAGGATTCTTTTTAGACCAATCTTGTAATGCTTTAAGAGTTACATCTTTTACAAACGGTTCAAGATCTCCATTTTTACATACGTTCTTAGCTTGCCCATCAAACATTACATTCATATGTGCAGATGCTACCGCTCCTACTAATCCTGTAAGAATATCAGAGTTTGTAGCTTCTATCTTTCTTTTGCTATTCGCTAAGAAGATCTTATTCATATAGGTCTTGAAGAAATCTGTTACTCCTCTAAAGAACCCCTTTGAAGGAGTAGATAGCTGAGTATTTACAGGAGACATATTTGCATATGTGGTTACATCTGCTCCTGCATTTACATTTGCTACATAAGTAAGAGCTGCATCTACTTTCATCTTACCATTATCAAAACCAAATATAATAGGTTTGATCAACGGTTTATCTGTCTTTCTAATAAGATAAGTAAGAACTCCATCTTCATTAATAAGTGTATCTTTAAATTCTGTTCCATCTAACTTATGGCAAAGATAGTTTATCTTAGCACCAGGTTTAAACAAAGGAACCAAATTAGATACTAATCTATATACATCTTCGTTTGTGATTGTAATTTCTTTTAAGATATCAAAATCAGGTTCAAAATCGACTACAGTTCCTTGAGCTCCAGCTCTATCAGGCAACCTCTCGGGAACATAGACAATATCCCCAGTTTTCTTATCTTTAACCCCATATTTTGCTAAAGGTTTACCTTCAGAAAATTCTATTTTATATCCTATTCCAAGACGATATGCAGTAACTGTAAATCTAGAGGATACTGCATTAACACATTTAGAACCAACACCATGAAGACCAGAAGGATATTCTCCTTCTTTCTTATCAAAGTTTGTGGATGTGTGTTCTCTTGTAAATACACGAACCATATCTCCAGGATCAATTCCCCTACCATTATCCATTACAATGGTTCTAAAACTTCCTTCAAAAAATTCAATCCATACTTCGTCACAGGGAGATACTTTTCTATTCAATTCATCTGTTGCATTCTGGAAGATTTCTCGAATGCAATTTATCATACCTTCATTACCAATAGAAGATAAATATTGACCAGGGTTTTTTCGTACCGAATCGACGAATAATTTAATGGTCTTTATATTATCCCCACCATAGTTCCTAATTTGCTTTTCTTGCTCTTTAGTTAGTGCGTGATTTAACTTAGGAGGCTTCATTTAAAAACATATCCCCTTTCAAAAATTATACTAATACATAGTTATTTTTATTGTAGTTTCATATTTATAATATATAAACTCAAAGGGATTTAAAAAAAAATAATAGAGAAGGGAATTAACCCTTCTCTATTATCTTATACATTATTTCATTGCATCAAGATCGACACCAAGTTTTTCTTTAATAACTGCTTTGAGTTTTGCATTTTCTTCTTGCAATACTTTGATCTGATCTTTGGCTTCTTTAAGATCTACTACTAAGGAAGCCTTATTTTGTTTATTGAAGATTTCTCCCTTGGAACCAATCTTATAGCTTGCACCAATATTATAAGCATTGTTTCCATTACCAAATCCTACACCAAAGGATACCATTACATCTTCATTAGGACGATAGAATCCTCCAAGAGCTACAGCATTTGCATTCTGATAATGACCATAGCTTGCTGCAATATCAAACTTGTGTTCAGGATTGTAATCGAGAGGGTGCAAACCAGCAATAGCAATTGCACTAGCAATACCACGATTTGTATCTTTGGAAAGCTTTGTAATTCTTCCATCAAATCCATTATTGATGTTTGTGATATTTGCATTTACTGCTTTAAGCTGTGCAACGTTTACTGCATCTGTATCTTTTGTACCAGCAGCTAATCCAGTGATCTGACGAGTATGTCCATCTGTGCCAATAGATACATTACCATGAACTGCATTCCAAGTGGAATCATTTGCACTATGGGTAGCACCGCTCAAATCTAAACCAGTGTAAGTTCCATTTTCAGAACCATTTCTGGATGCATCTGCATAAGAACCGATAGCAACACCATCTACATTTGTAACAGCATGGCTACCAATAGCAATACCTTCATCACCATTAGCTACAGCAGAATTGCCAATAGCAATGCTATCTTTCTTATAAGCTACACCACCATTTACTGCAAATGAATTTTCTCCCATTGCACTAGACGATGTACCAACTGCAACAGCATTGTCTGCAGTTGCTTTAGAAGTTGTACCGAGTACAATACCGTTAGAGCCAGCAATAGAACTACCATAACCAAAGATAATATTATTCTTTGTATTAAATTGTGTAGCATTGTTGTCACCCATCATGATACTATTATCACTAAACTGATTGTTGCTAGAACCCCAAGCAAAAGAATCAGTACCATTGTTTAATGTTTGGAAACCACCAGCAACAGAATTCTTACCAGTTACTGTATTTGTATTACCAAATGCAAAAGAATATCTACCAGATGCTAAGTTCTTATTACCCATAGCAATAGCAGATTTTGCATCAGCGGTGTTATTTGTACCCATCGTTACAGAGTTTTCTCCATTAGAAAGGTTCTGTTCACCACCGATTGCTAAAGAGTTAGCACCATATGCTTTACTTGTATTACCAAAAGCTACAGAGTTTTCTCCTTTGGCATAGTTATCAATACCACCAGCAATGGAGTTTTTACCTTCAGCAATAGATTGATAACCAAAAGCTACAGAAGAAGACCCACTAGCTGTTGTGGATCTACCAGTTGCAATAGAATAATCTCCAGATGCTTTATTGTTCATACCAAAAGCACTTGCTGCATATCCTGTAGTTGTATTACCAACACCTACTACAAGATTACTTTCTCCACTGGTTCTATTGTACAAACCAGCAACAAGGGAGTTATTAGAATCTTGATCAACAGTATTTTGAGCACCAGCCACAAGTGCAGATTTACCATGGCTTACATTGGTATCACCGAATACAGCACCATTCATAGCATCTACTGTATTATTATGACCACCAACCACTGTTCTAAGACCAGCATTATTATTTCCTTCACCAGAAGTGATAGAGTTATCAGAAGTTGCGGTGTTCCCAATACCATTCATGATAACGTTCTTACCGTCTACAGTTTGGTTATCACCAACTAATAAAACAGATTGGGTGTTAGGACGAATAGTATTATTATATGCTTCTCCAACAAAAACACCAAGATAATTAGTTACAACAGAAGGAGCTGCTGATGCTACTGCTGTTGTTGTGGATAATAAAACTGCTGTCAATAATGCTTTCTTTTTCATTTAAAATCATCTCCTATATGTTCTGTGTTACTCTTAATTCTCCTTTTACTTCTTAAAACCAAAGTCTACCAATCCTTACACTAAAGAATTGGTAGACTTAACAATCTTATTTACTTCATTTTCTGCGAAATCAGCAATATCTTGAATTCTAGAATCGAACTCTTCTTTGGTCATTCCAAATTTTGCCATATCAGACAAAATAGAATTATACTTGCATTTCAGATAAATAGCATGAGAGACTACACCGCTCTCAAATTCCCAATCAATAGATTTGGAAACTACGTTCAATGCATTCAAGACATATGTATCTTCAAAAGACAAGATATCAACGTCTTTATTGCTAACTGTTTCTTCTTTCTTTGCTTCTTCATTCTTATTAACTACTTCTTTTACATATGCTTCAACAGCAGATTGCTGCTTTTCTTGATTTTCTTTCTTAATTTCATTGAAATTACGTTTATCCTGTTGTGCCATTTAGTACAGCTCCAATCTTTTATTATTTTACTGCTACTGCATGCTTTCTAAAGATAGGACCAATAACTCCATCTCTAGAAATAATCTTATTCTCAATAAGTTCTTCTACAAAATATGCAATCTTTGCATAAGGAAGAATAATCGAAACCAACTCAAATTCAATATTTTTACTATACTTATTATGATCTAATCCTACAAAGTCATAAACGAATTCATCGATTACAACTCTTTCAATCTTAATCTTCTCTTGTTCTTCTACTCTATTTTCCTTATAGGAAATATACATAATCTTGTCATCATATACTCTAATATATGAGACTACATTCTTAGAGAATCCACTATCATTATTGATCGGGAACTCAATAAAATTTCCATACTTCTTAATCAAGAAGCAGGGAATATCAAAAATATTCTTTACTACTTCTCTAAACTTATCATTTTTGATTAATAAGTTTGTGTCTACTGCAATCTTTCCATTGCTGGTAAACCCAATGTTTACCTTCTCTACTACTTCTTTTTGTGTTGTTTTCTTGTTTCCAAACATAATCTTTTCTCCTCCAATTCTAAAAATAAAGTGTATTAGATAGAATATACTATCATTACTATTGTATATAATTATAACACTTTTTTTTTGACGAGAAGAAAAAAATAATAGTAGTGGAAAAGACCACTACTATTATTAGGCAGAGTTTACTAAAATTAAAATAGTGAAATAGGGTATTCTAATATATAAACAATAATAGCAACCCTAAGTGCATATAGCTGCAAGATAGATAAAGCATAGAAAAGTTTTTGTTAATAACGAAATCAAAATTTTTTTTAATCTTATGCACAAAGAGTCACTATCATTATCTATTATAAATCAAATTAACCTAACTTATTTTTCTTCTGTTTCAGGAACAGCAATGTTAGGGTTGATGCTATATGTAGATTCTGCAGGCTGCTGCATTGCATCTACATTAGGATTGGGAACCTGCGGTTGTTCTACAGTCCCAATCGGATTTGCTGCGGGATTCGGAACTTGTTGAGTTGTGGGAGCACCATTGAACGGAGCTTGTTGAACACCGCCATTGGGAACACCCATTCCGTAACCATATCCATAACCATATGCGGGTTGCTGAGGCTGCTGGGGAGCTTGCACACCAAATGCAGGATTACCAGTAGCTTGATTGAAGTAACCACCAAACATACCAGGCGTGGACAAGATGTTATTAAGCATGCTAAATGCATTTGTATTAGCATCATTACGGATAATATTGTTATCTGTAATCTTATTAAATGCACCTCTAGCAATATCCCATAACATACCAACTTTATGGAAATATGCGATCATCATATAGATATTACGCATATCTTTTGTCGGATTAGGAAGATATGTTTTAATAGATTGGAACAAGTCTTCCATGTTCAATGCGATATTATCGATCGTTTCTTTATTCGTGTTAAGATCGATAAGATTGAACGTTGCGTTACAAATCGGGCAATGGAAACGACCATCACCTAATTTTTCAACGCAGATGTTACCTTTTTCATCTTTGTGAGTGCACAAAGAACGCAGATATTCATCTTCTGTAAGTTTTACATTAAATGCCTGCGGGCTCTTACGAATCTTTCCGATTTCTTCCGGAGTCAATAACTGAGTCATTGTCGGTTGAGTCGGAGTTGCGTTTCCATAGGTTGTACCATTAAAGGTTCCACCATACGGAGTTCCAAAATTGTTGTTCATTGTGTTTCCTCCTTTTAGGCCTAAAAGAAATGTTTGATACTAAAATAGATATACCCCTTTCGAGGTATATCTATATGCATCATTATTATAGTTTATAATCGTAAAAATGTTTAAAACACATTACGATGGCAACTAAATATGATTATAAATTAGTTCATATAATAATATTTTATTAATATGAAACCGGATGAACTGTTTTATTATATTCTTCTTCTTCCGTAAAGTTACGCTTACCATCAGCACTATTCTTATGAGCTTGATTAGAGTAAGCATACATTCTTTTACGTTGAATAGCAACGTTTTGATTAGCTCTATCAAAGATCTGAGCGAAATTATAATCAATTTGATCTTGTGTCATATTAAGAGCTTGAGCTACTTCCATAAATGCTTCTTTACTAATTTCACAACGGATATTCTGAATTTCTCCATAGTCTACACAAATCATAACTCCAGGAACCATTACTTCAGATCCAAATGACATACCAGAACTAGGAGAGTTAATAATAGAGCTAGCAGAAATATTTGTAAAATATACAAAATATCCATCTGCATCATTCCAAATTACATTTCCCTTATGATAATCAAGAACATTCAAACTGTTATCACAAACTACATGAGTAGGAAATGTAATCTGATCGATACTTCCATCTGCATGGCGTACAGTTTGTTTTGCCTTTTCACACAGAGTTCTAAGTTTTACAACATCAGCTGTTTCCATTTATATACCTCACTTTTATAAAAAAGATTTAAGTTCTAAATTACTCAAATGTAATCTAGATGATATCTTATAGTGAGGATTTTTCTTCTTTAATAAATTCTACTATATCAAAAAAAATATCTTTAAAACGATCATGTACATTTAAGCATGTTATTACAGTACCATCCATAGCAACGATTATAAATGCGTTCTTATATAGATATACTGAATTAAATTGGCACTTATTCTTAGTATTTTTAACGATACTATACATATACGACGAGAATTGTTTATATCTTGGTATTCTAGGAATATCTGCAAGGAGAATACCTTTCTTAGTAGCAGAATTGATAAACTCCTTGCATTTGTATTTATTTTTTATTCCTAGACGTTTCTTAATTCTATTAATAGAATGAATAGAAAGTTTTGCTTTTACTTTATGGCTCTTTCCAAAACCATATTTCTTATAACTCATTTAGTTGAATACAGCTCTATACTTTCTATAAGAGTTATTACCAAAGGTAATACCTACTCCTCGTATATGATTAAAATCTCCTGTACTCATAAAATTAATGATGCTATTGTACATAATAGAGTACATATTAAACTTCACATTCACATCATTAAATGTTTCTATAACCAAGCTATTATTCATCACTTCAGTATATAACTTAGTATCTGCTATTTTAATTGCAGTTAATATTACATTCAATTTTCCTAATTCAAACCCTAAGTTATCTATAGCCAATTCAAGGATCTTCTTATCTCCTCTAAGAGCTTCTTCAAACTTAGGATCTGATACATTACCTCTAGCTATATCTCTATATAAAAATTTGAGATTTCTATTGATAATATCAGGAGTTATTATTTCATTTCTAGAATTATACATCTTTTCCAGAAAGAAACTTTTGTCTGAACGTTTATTTCCTTTAAAGCTTTTTATTTCTCTCATTATATCACCGCCTTTCATAATATTATATAGTAGAATTTTTACGTATACTATTTAGTCGGGGAATTTATTTCTTTAAAATAAATAAGATCAAGATCTTTTTCTTCAAAGAACTTATTATCATCATCTGCAGCATTGTTCAATGTATCTAATACGTGATCAGTAATGGTGTCTAAGATATCTTGTTCATCTTGATAATATCTTTCTACCATAACTCTCATAAAAGAATATAAAGAAACTTCTTTGCCAAGAGTGATACCACCAGTAAGAACATAGCTATTTAAGCAATCATAGCTCAAGCAAGCACTCTTAAGGTATTCAAATGTTGTTTTTCTACCTCTAAGTGCTAACCATTCTCCTTCCATTGTTCCTTCCCCAATAAGAGCAAACAATAACAGATACGGTTTATTATCAATTTCAACCGCTTCTTTTGTTGCAGGATCAAACAAATCAACTACATTTTTTACTTCCTTAAAAATTGCCATTTTCTAATTCCTCCCTATATGGTTAAATTAAATACTTTCATAGTAATAGTATATATTTAAATAACCGATTTACCATCTATAGAGACAACAGATTTTAGTATAGGCATATATAACTTTTGAACAGGTAAAACATAGATACAAGAATTTCTAAATCTAGTAATCCCTGTATAATTTAAATTCCTTTGAATGTCTTTGTGTAAATGCTCTTCCACATAGATTCCAGTAAAGTACTGTGATCCTTGGGAAATATGTGTAGTTATAGCATATCCAAATTCAAATTTTTGTAATCTACTAAAATTACCAAGCATAGACTTCATTCTTTTTCTAGTTTGATAATCTGAAATAAAGTATCTAAAATCACAATTTAGTTTTTCAAACATGATGTTTGGAAACAGATCAGGAACGAAGTCCATTTTAAAACTCTTTTGAGCATATCCTGTAATAGAAGGATAATTCATAACTGTACCAGCTAACCCATTAGCTAAATTTATCCCATCTACATCTATATTCCAATCATTTTGCCTACAAATTACTTTCTCTCCTACTACGGGGAGAGGACTATCCACTCCTATTATATTCTCTCTAATATAATTATTAAACCTATCTCTACTCTTATTGGTTCCACAAATGATATTCTTATAAGACTTTATCATTTCATCATTTAGTGTACTCTTATCTATTACAGTTACGTCTCCATAATTTCCAACTTGAGGACGGATACCTTTTATCAGCATATTAGATATTTCTACAATAGCTGAGTATTTGGCTTGTCTCATAATTTTTGTAAGACGAAATACTTTTCCGGAATATAAGAAACCAGGCTTATCAACAACAGGAGGAAGCTGATTTAAATCTCCACATGCCAGTATTTTAATTCCATTGGTTTCCATTTCTTTTCTCATACTAAGAGGAACAGTAGACGCCTCATCTATACAGATAAGCTTAAACTGCTTTGTATCTAAAGGAGAGAATACAAACTTCTTTTCTACTATTTCTTTATCTAATACACTATTTTTAGTTTTCTTAATCTCTAATTTATATAACCAAGAATGAATAGTAGATGCATTGTAAAACCCATTTAATCTCATTACAATAGCAGCAGATCCAACATAAGCCATAGGGGCCACTTGATCTGCTCTTAATCCTAGTTTATCAATAATACAATGCATTACAGTAGATTTACCAGCACCAGCGGGAGCACTATATTGGAATATTAATTCAGACTCATGCTTATACCAATGAACAGCAGACTTGATTAATTCTTGTTGCTCATCAGTTAATTCTATATTTGTATTCATAATTATTCCTCTAAATTTGTAAAATATTCTTTTTCATATTCATCATAAGGTGCTAATATTTCTCTTACAGAATTATTCATCATAGATTCTAATCTCATAAAGGCATCTAAGTACTTAGTAGAATCTTTATAGTGCATATCTGTCTTTATCTTAGCTCCATTGCTATATAAGAGGGTCATATATCCATAGGTATTTAATTTAACAGCTGTATTTTCTTTAGCAGCCAAGATCTGAGCTGATACAACTTCAGGATGGAAATTCTCCATATATTGTTTTAAAAGTTCTTCCATTATGATAGGATTATTATAAGGATCAAAAATCATATCTTTCTTATGAAGAATACCTCTATTAGTATGACGTAAGTATTTATTTCTAACTACAATATATTCAGGATTGAACGGATCATCTTCAGCATCTACAATATAACCTTCGTCATCTTCTTCTAATCCTGTAATTTTTAATACATCATTTATAAATCTTTCTGATAATTCAGGGTTTGTACAAGTAACTGCCTTAAAATCTGTTAAAGATGTAATATCTCCTAATGTTTTGGGTTTTCTTTTTGCCATGATAAAATCTCTCCTTCTTGGACAATTTATTAATAATTATATTCAAAGGTGGATATTATGAGTACACATAATGTGAATTCAAATACAGAAATTGCTATACTTATGGATGATTATGTAAATAAATTTCATCCAGGAGAACAATTATTCAAATTGCAATTAACAGGTGCTATGCAAGCAAACAATAGAGCTGTATATAGAAATACACCTTCTATTCCTAATCTTATGAATAAAGAAACAGAAAATATTCAATTTGGTGAAGTTCAAAGAACGGCTGTAGTAAAATTAGCACTTCCTAGGGAAGTAACTAGAGATTATCCCAAAAAATATATACCTGTGGGAACTAGATTTATTGTAACTTTTATTAGTGGAGATATAACAAAACCACAAATAGTTGGTATTGAATTATAGGAGGTGAATCTACTTGGCTATTTATTATAATAATGCAGCGATGACTACTACTGAGTCGCACACCATACAAGAATTTATTAATATTGGAAATTCTATAAGTGATAATGCTAGCTATCCATCTATTTCATATATAGAAACAAGAGATGGATACGAGATGATCATCAAAAACATACTAGATGATTACATGGAAGAGATAATGGAAGAAGCATTAGAAATTGAATTCTCTCCTAAAGATATAGAAACATATAAATTCAATCCTAAGATGCTTTCTTATAAAATATATGGAACTACAAAACTATATTACGTTATTCTTAAAATGAATAACCTTTGCAATGTTCATGAATTTACAATTAGCAAAGGAAAGTTACTACTACTTCCTAAAAAAGCATTATCTCATATCTTATCTATTATTTATAGTAGGGAATCCGTAGCTATAAGTACTTATAATAATAATCACTCTAGAGATAAAATTATTAAACCTATTGAAAAGTTTATTACTAAATCATATACTCCTAGATCTATCATAGACTCTACAAATTAAATTAGAATTCGTAGTATGGGATTTCTCCCATACTACATTTTATTCTTTTGTTATAGGAGTTATAAAAATTACTTCTTTAACTTTCTTCTTATTAAAGAATGAATCACCATCATCAAAATCAATCATGGGTTTCATTTCTATTTCTTTAGTATCCTCCATTTTTGTCTCCTCTATTCTATTTTCTATAGGAGGAGTTATATAATTTTTAGTTATATCTTTCTTTATAGAAACCTTATTAGGAACATTATTATCTACAGCTCCTACAGATACAGCATAATTCAATGCTTCTAATCTCTTCGCAGGGTTGTTCATAGATATATGCTCTGTGGTTCCAAATTTAGATGTAACCTCTTCTATATCTGTACAAATTAAAGATTCCTTATAAGCAGGTTTTATTTCATAAATATCTTCAACTAATGCTACAGATTTTGGATAGAAAGGTTGGAATAACGAATCTAATTTAAAATTAGAAGGAAGTTTGTATCTATGTTTTGTCATCTTAATACCAAGATACTTATTTCCTTCTCTATCGAATTCAGGAACAATGATAAAAGTAGCATCCAAGTTTGTATCTATTCTAATAGATTCACCAATATTAGATCTACCAAGTTTCTTAATAGAATCTAATTTATTTGCATTTCTTCCTTCATCGATAATCTTCATCGCTTCTCTATTTAACTGAGAGGCTGTTATTACAGGGATCTTTTTAGTCATTGCAAATGTTTTAAAATCATTTACAACAGTACCCAAATCCTGATATACATCTTTCGTTACTATACTAGGTTTAATACGCATCATATAATCTTGTAAGAATGCTATAGTTTCAAATCCCTCATCTTCAAGATCTTCTACAATCTTATACATATACCCAGTATCTACAGAATTTACAGGTTTATATTTTATAAACAATTCTATAGAATTCTTATTATCAGGATCAAATTCAAAACAATGTTCTTTAAATTGTTGAATTGCATCTTCGGGAGTTGCACAAGAATCTAAAGATTTCCCTTTAGTCATAATATGGAAAAGAGATGATACTGTTTCTACCACAAGATTTTCCATAGTTAATAATACAATACAAGGTTTCTTAGACTTATCTTGTACCATAAAATCTTTATTATACTTCCATAATTGATACATTATATTTTCCAGAGTTGTTGTTTTACCAGACCCAGATGCACCAAAGAATGAATAAACTCTTTCTTTTTGAAATCCTCCACCAAGCATAGAGTTTAATCCCTGCATTCCGGTAACAAGTTTATATGAAGGACTTGTTACATATTTATGAATATCAGGAATCGTTTGTTCCATCTCTGATAATCTAAATAATGTATCTGCTGAATCTTTATTTATTTCATTTCTTCTTATTTCAGCTTGTAAGTTATTTAAACTTTCTTTAAGATATCCGAAAGTTGTATTCTTCCCTCTGAAATCAGCTGCTAAATAATCTTGTAATACTTCGTCCAATTCCTTTGCTTTTACTTCCATAAGAATATTATTTAGCATCATAGAAACCGTTTGTTCTATATTATATACTTCATCATTAGACATTTCCGTTGTAATGGTATTATCATTTCTTAAAGTTGATATATTCATTACCATATCTATATTTGCAAGAATCATATCTCTATTTCTTAATCCCTGCATTCTATTTTTTAAGATTTCTTTTAAAAAGTTAAACTTTATGATCATATTTTGATTATTATCAAAATCATCATTTGTAAAAGAAGACATTAGTCTATTTAAAGACGTTATAGCATGTGTATGGATATGATCATTTGTAGATAATGCGTATCTACAAAACATATTAAGCATGGGTTCCTGTAAACCCACGGAATTTATCTTAGTTTGTCTTCTATTAGATTTGTAAGATACTCTCCTATTAGAATAATCAGACATTGTAGACTCCCCATATATAATATTGTATTTATATGTTTCTGCCTTAGAGATTTTCAATATAAGACATAAAGTTTATGAACTTATCTACAGTCCAGAAATCATTTCCTTCTTCTTGATTTATATACTGAATTAATTTCTGTTCAGGAGAAAGATTTTTATCAAAAAGATAATTATACTTCATATAATCTTTATTGATAGTATTTAGTTCTTGTTTGATACGTTGTTGTTCAAAGTCTGTTTCTATCTTTACATTATTTTTATTTCGATAGAAATTCTTGAGAAGCTCTACTGTTCTAGGATTATTTTTAGTAATTATAATTCTAAGATAATCAATCCCCTCACTAGATAACTTTCTCAAATAATCGATAATAGTTTTAGGATCTTGATCTATCATATAATCTAGATTGATTGTATCATATCTAAATGAGGTGATAGGTTCAAAATGTAATAGATATTTTCTTTCTTTTATATTGTGGATAAGAATAAAAAAACCTTTTTCTTCCTCTTCACCAAATTTATATCTAAGAGGAGATCCACTATAATGGAAATCCTCTTTAAACGTACCTCTTATATGAACGTGACCAGATATAATAGGGCCTTTGCAATTACCGAAATCTTCTATATCAAATACAGGTTCTCTATTTGAATTGAGATCTCTTTTATCTTTCCCATAAATAGATCCTTTAAAAGTTCCATGCATATAACATGCATCATATAATCCAGAATGAACCAAAAAAGTATTATAGTATGCTTCTCCCATATTATACATTTCTGGAATACATAATATCTTTTTTCCTTTTATAAATAAGAATTGGACTTGATTTACTATTCTAAGATCACATCCTTGGTTTATAAAAGGAACAAATATTTTTAATTGATCTGCATCATGAGAAGCAGTACCACTTATAAGAATTAAAGTAGCATCTTTAGCCTTACAAATATTTATAAGACGCTGTACAAAAGATATTGCATATATTACAGCATCTGAATTTGCCATAAATTTATGATCAAAGATATCACCATTAATAGAGACAATATCCAGTACATTCATTTTTTCAAGATAATTTAAGAACTGTTCATTTAATATTTTATATTCAGTTGCAGGTTCTATAGTACCAAAATGAAGATCTGCTATATGAGCCTCAACAAATGTTTCTTTTAAATTAGTAAATTCGATTACTTGTTTCATTTTTTCACCTCTCATTTTTATAGTATACTACTATAAAAATAGTTAGAGTTAGATAGTATGGCATTTATACCATACTATCATCATCTATTATAATATTACTACCAATACAAATATTATATAGAGATATAAAGATCTCTATTATATTCATAGCTATTTCTGTAAAACTTTTATATTCATTTTGTGCTAATTCTTTACTGTACTGATAATTGGGATTTATAATAAACCCCTTATTATCTATTTTAAGATGGGTAAAAGAATCTACAGGAGCTGTAGAGGTATATAAAGCATCATAGCATTTATATTTTATTTCTTCTATATAAGAATCTCTTCCACCTGTGTCTAAATGAACTTTTATTTTTGTATATCTTTCATCATCTAGATTGAAAAATCTACAATTATTACTAAGAATGATTATATCTGTAATTTTATCAGAGTTTCCTTTTATACCATATCTAAAATCTATATTGACCTTATCTCCAAATATATTATGAATAACTTCATCTTTTTGAACTTCAAATAGTTCGCAAAACCATAAAAACCATACACAATACTGAGTTATATAATACATGAGGTTAGTAGGATTCTTTGATATAGTGTTATATATCTTATTATTCCTTCTAGTTATCTTTAAAAATAACAACCCTAATTTAAATTTACCATAATACCAATTATAAAATTTTCTTTTTATAAAATTAGAAGATTCTGATTCTTGTATTTTCTTATGAGAGTTTATAACCTTGACAAAATTATTTATTAAAGAATATAACTCTTCTTTTTTATAGCTATTTATTAGACTTGATTTTTTCATCGAGAACACCAAAGTTTTCCTCCAAATAAGAGATATGATAGTAGCTGTACAACAAACTTAAGAAAGTTCTTTCACATAAATCAAAATATGATTTATGTTCAGGTATATTAAAGTCTAACACGTATTCTCTATATTTTAGTTTATATTTATCTATTTGGAGTATGATTACTCCATCTATATTTATATTCTTCTCTTCTCTTAGAACTTTTGAATAAGCGGCTAGTTGAAGATAATATTTATAGGTTACATGGTTGGAAGTTTTAAAATCTACAAGAAAAATACGACCATTTATATCTAATAGACAGTCATATGTTCCCCCATACCATTCACAGGTTAGTTTTTGTTCTTGCCCTAAAATGGTTATGGTATTTCCATTGTTTATAGATTTCCACCATTCTTTAAAAGAATTCATAGGGGTTTTAGGAATATCCAAAGGAAGTTTTTCTCCTTTTAAATAATATTCTATACCACTATGAACTCTAGTGCCAAAATTAGCTGCTTCTTCTAAAGCATCTCTATATCTTTTCTTTCTAAAACCAAGACAGTTAGCCCAGTTGATTATCTTTTCTTCATTGATCATTTTAGAGATAACTTCTGTTACTCTAGGTACATTTTTACCATTATATGTATATCTATCATTAGAGGTGATCTCTAAATGAAGATCTAATATATCTTGTAAGTCCATTTATCTCTCTCCCCTTATATATGCTTAATAAATTGTTTAAACCATCATATAATTCTAAAGGGGACATTAAAATAACTACTTAGATTATTTAATAGGAGGATTTATTTAACATGGATAACAAGGACTTAAAGTCTTATTCCGACTCGTATTTTTACAAACAATATCCTAAATATCAGAAGATATTATTGGATGCTCTCATGAATGATCCTATTATAGATAAAAATACAGATGAATTTAATACAAGCGTAATTGGAACTTTAAAACATCAACGAATTGAAGAACCTTTGATTCGTATTCTTAAATCTACAAACACTGTTCTTTTAGATTGTGATGCACCGCTTCCTAGATCTTTCAAAGTATTTTGTGCTAAAGAAATGAAAGGTAAAGATAAAGGAAAGGTAAAGGCATTTATTGATACTTCTACATGTATTGTAAAATTATCTAACGGTATTGATTATGATGTAAATAGTTTAGCTCTTACTTCTTATCTTATCAATGCTGGTGTTTCTATGATCTATCATAAGAAGTTTGATATTTTCTTGAGAAGAACAAATTTGCTTCTTCTTTTGACTACTTGTTTTGCTAAAACATTTACTCATATTATTGATTACCTTGCAAAGATCTCTATTCAAGAATCTAATAAGAATAAGTTAATGTATCTTGCAGCAATGTATTTCTTAAAAGGCATTGTTCAATATGATGACGATAAACGTTGCCGTGACTATGCAATTAGAATTGGAAATGTATCTCCTAACGAAGCAAATATTCTTGATATTTTAATTGAAAAATCTGCTAAGGGAAGAAAACACTCTGCTAAAGATTTTATTGATCCGTATGATAATATTAAAGTATTTGTAAATTCGATGAGAGATACTCTTCATCTGAATGATAAAACAGTAACTCTTGATTTAGTAGTAGAAAAATGGATGATGCAATATGGCCCTGGAACTGTATTTGGTATGGAATATTTCCCTGCTTTCTCTGCTATGATTACTGATGCATATGTTGGCGGATATTTGAATAATCAGAAAACTATTGAAAAGATTTGTGGAAAAGATATGGTAGAATATACAAAAGACGTTATTTCTACTTTAGGAACAATAGCATAAAATATAGAGGGGATGTATTATGTCAAAATATTTATTGAACCTCCATTTCGATAAAACTGGTTGCAATAATACTGATATAATAAATATGGGTGGAGTATCTTTTGAAGATACTTCATCCATTATCCACGGATCTACTTGTGCTTATTTTAAAGGATATGATAGATCTGCTGGATTAATATTAAAAGATACCAGTAAGATTAAATCACATATTAATGGAAACAATGATTTTACCTTATACTGTAAATATAAAATAGATAAGAAAAATCTAAACAAAGACACTAAAATACCATTATTCTCTTTCAAGAATAATGATAAGTTTGAAAGTTATGTATATATAGAAAATGCAGAGTATTTTGTAGTAAGATTATCAGAAACAGAAAAATTCTATTCTTCTGTGTGTGATTTTACTTTCAATAATAAATGGCATTATTTTACAATTACTAAAGATGAAAACATCTTTAGAATATTTGTAGATGGTTGTAATGTAACTTCCAATAATATAACCAAAGATATTAGATTTGGCGATGAATTATATATTGGATATGGCGAAGATAATCTAGGTAATGTTTCAACGTTTAATGGAGGCTCATTAGATGACATTACAATTATTGACAGTTGTTTATATAGGGATTCTTTTGTTCCTCCTACTCTGTATATAGGAACAGAAGATACTATAGAAAATTATTACAGATTAGATGAATCTAATATAGTAAACAATAATCAATTAGAAGAAGAAACTCAAGATCTAATTGATCATAAAATGGAATCAACTGCCTATATTTTAAATGAAGCTCAACGAGGATATCTACCCCAGAGAGTAAGAATTACTTGGTTTGAAGATAGGGAGTATTTTATAAATAGAGATATAGAACGAGTTTCTAAATATAGAAATTATACAGTAATCAAAATAAACAATATTCATGAAAATGATTTGGGATTTAAAAATTCTGAATTTAATGAAGGGTTGGCTTATCATCTTTTATTAGATAAGAAGATAGATGGATTTATGATATTTGTAAATGGAGAATTTATCCCCTTATCAAAAATACAAATTATCAAATCCGATGAATATTATACTTTGATTATAAAAAATAGAGATCCGAATATTAAAGGAAAGGTTACTAAAGTAGAATTTGTACGATTGCCTTTCCCTATCATATATGAAGAATTAATAGGAGAAAGACCTGATAATATTCCTATCTACAAATTCAATATTAATGGAAAGTTTGATTCTGGTCAAAATGCTATATATTTCTATTATATAGATAAAGAATCTCCTTTAAACTGTAATTTAATGACCAATGGTATATATGAACAAAATCTACCATTGAACTTTAAAGAAAGCACTTTATCTGATTCTAATGTATTAAAGCATAGCTGGAGATATGGTCAATTTGAAGAAAAAAGAATTGTAGATGATACCACAGTTCAAATGTATTTCCGCTCGTGGGATCACAGTTATCTTTCTCCTGATGATACAATAATTTTATATAATAATGGAGTACCAGTAGATCCTGATTCATATAAGATTATAGGTGATGATCTTATAGAATTTTTAGATTATAATACCATAGATGGAATATATGATAATCTATTTTCTATGGATATCTTAACCTTTGATGTAAATCAAGCTGATGATAAATTCATATCTACTACTTTATTTAAATTTGTATCAAAACAAGATGGAACAATATCTATTCCTATATCTAAGAATATAGATATATCTGATAATTATCAAATTATCGCTTCTTTCTTTATAGGAGATAAGTTTATACCTCCTGATCACTATTATATAGACACAAAATCTAACTCTGTTATATTAGTAAATCCTAAAGATGTAGTAAATGCTGGAGAAATTGCTCTTATCTATTTTGTAAAAGTTCTTAAATCTTCTCAATATGGTAAGATTCATATTAAACCTATTCAAAATAAGATAATTATAGAAGAAGATACTCCTTCTATTACTCTTCCTAATGATATGAATTATGATCTTACTAATTTTACAGTTTATGTGAATCAAAAGCAATTACTTCCTAGAGATTATATTATAGAAAGTAATAAGCTTATATTGTTTGATAAAAATGCAACTTTTAAAAAAGATCAAACAATCACAATTATGATCTATAAATTTGTAGATGAATATGAAGATCCTAGAACCACAAGATATGAAGTTATCAAGAATCAATTATCTACAGGAAGAAGATTTATTCTTTATGATCTGAATATAGATAAAAAATATAAGATAACTCTTGATAATATTGTTGCGTTTGATCAAAATGGTACTTATACTCCAGATTTGTTCGGTCAGATATATAATAGAAATATTATAAAATCTATCTACTCTGGAGATCCATTAGAAAGATTCCCTTCATATATCTCTTGTATTTGGTTAAAAGATTCTTTATCAAACGAAGCCAATGCTATCCACCCAACTAGTAAATGGTTTATAAATGGATATATAGGGTTGTATGAAGAATTCTATGAAATGGATGAAAAGTTCCAGGAATTTATGGATGATTTTAATGTAAGATATTATAAGGATAAGCATTATGGAGAAAACTTAGCAAAAGCTTTAGATTATATGGCTTGCTATCAGCAAATGAAGTTTGATCCTATCTATGAAAAAAGAGCTACTGCTTATCGTGAATCTTATAATGTTTTAAAATTAAATAAAGCTGTCCATTTAAATGATTCAGGAAGATATCAGTATGATATGGAAAGAGATGATTTCCATGATAGATATTATAGAACCTATCCTATCTATTTCTTAAATGGATCTCTTCCTGAATGGTATGAAGATATTATTTATGATGGAAACAAAGTAAGCCTACAATTAGAATATCCTTTTAAAGGCGGAGATATAGATTCTACCTTTAGTAATACTAAAACAATAGAAGTTCCTATCCCATTCAATTTCTCTGATGCAACTGGAATAGATGGAGAAGAAAATATCTATATCAAAGAAGTAGGTAAACAAACTCAGTTCAATACTAATTATTCTGGTTCTTGTTTAGTAGATATATCTGATTGCTATACTCCTTATTCTAAAGAAACATTAGGAAGAACTACCATTGATTTTAGTTATGATAGTAGAATAAACCCATCTTCTGATATTAAATATATAAACCTGATAACAGTATATACTAATCTTGGAGAACCTCTTTGCAATGTATATACTGGAGACGAGGCTGAATATAAGAAAGATCTTTCTACCATAACCAAGACTAACAATTATCCTATGATTAGTTTTAGTCTTAATAGTATTGCTGAAAAAGATAATTTCCGATTAGCTATCAGCTATTCTAATGATACTTATAATATAAGCTTATTTAGAAATGGTAAAAGATTAAAAACTGATATTTCTGCTATGCCATATTATAATATAATAGCTTATAGTCATGGTACGAATTTTAATACAACCAATGCTAACACAGATGATATTATATTTAAATATAGCAAATTACTAAACGATATAAATATAGATAAAACAATAACGAATGGATATTATTTCCATATTAAATCTAGAACCACGTTTATGTATGGAAGTTATGTAAAGTCTTCCATTACAGATAGATTAGAAGCTATAAAATGTAAGAATATTGTCAATTTCTTACAACCTTTAAATTCTAAGATTCTATATATAAACAGGGTAACTAGAGAATTTATATTTAACATAACAGTTGGTACTAAAGAAGATAATTCTTTTACTTCTACACTTACAGTTCCTACTAAGACTAGAGAATATGATATTAAGTCTTCTATTACAGTAATTAGTAGACTTATAGTTTATAAGAATGCTTATGAAATCATGTTCCCTGCACAAATCACTGTATCAGTTCCTTGGAAACCTACAGATATTGATGGTTTTGTAAGATTATATGTATGGGACTATGTTGATATTCATGACACCAGTGGAGAATCTTTTGAAATCTATTCTAGAGTAACTCCTTCATATGGATTCGATGCTAAAGAATTTACATGTAAACTAGAAGTTCCTATAGTTATACCTAAATCTTAGTGTATAAATCCCCTATGCGGTTAATTCGCATAGGGGTACATATTAGTAATAATTTTTACTTAGGAGGCACAGAAATTATATGTTTACTAAGCTAAGTAAATACAATGGAACTATTAAAATACCGTTTCAATCAAATAATTATAATACTAATAATAATTTTTGGAATTTAGATAGACAGCCGATAAATGATATTATAGCATCTAGAAATAATACCAATACTACCATAATTACAAGTAATATTAGTATGAATCTAGATTCTGAAATGAAATTGAATAATATATCAATTTCAGAATTGGAATCTAAAGAAGGATCTTTATATGATTATGAATATAATGATGGTGCAAGATATTTAGATCTAAATAGAGGGAAAGATACTAATGGAATTTCTTTCACAGGATCATCTGTTATTGATTTATCTTCTGTATATACCAATAGAGCTTCAAATAATGATGTAACTAGAATTGTATTTGATGCTTTGGTTGTTTTCTCTAATCCATATTTTATGATTAGGGAAAAAGATACATCTTATGATATAACAGATAATGATGTAAATACAATAAATAACTTAGAACCATTTGCATTGTTCTCTCTTATAGATAAAAAGTCTACCGCTCCTATATATTCTCTTATCATAGGGGATAAAGAAAGATATTTAAATAATGTTAAAAAATATTATAATACCGATAATTTGATTATAGATGTATTTTCTCCTACAACTGATTCTAAATCTATTAGTGTTAATAGCTGGGATTTAGATATACGAGGAAATTATTATTCTAGTAAATTTAATCTACAAATAATTCTAGAACAATATAAAGGAAATGGGTTCTATGTAAGAGTAAATACTATTGATTATAGAGATAAAAACAATAACTTAGATTTAGGTCTTGGCTATGATGTGGATGATAAAAGCAAGTATAAATTATACCCTTATAATATAAACTCAGATAATACGGTTATTGCTTTAAATACTCTTGTAACCGATAATAAAAAGACTACTGATCTTAATTTCCAAAGATATAATCTAGAACCAATGCGTGGGGCTTCTTTCTTTAGGAATGGATTTATTAATATTGAATATGGTGAAATAGTTAATAAATTCAATGATACCATTGCTGAAAACTATAAAGATATCAACTGTACAGTTACCTTTAAACAGTCTGAAGCATCAAAGTATAATTTGGTAAATGGATCAGTTAATGTATTTTTCTATCCATTTAATGGACATGATACGTTCTCCTCTGTTACTGTAATTGAAAAAGAAGTATACAAAGGAAAAATAGATCCATCTAATATTAAAGGTAATGGTATTCAAAGAATTTCTGATTATTTGGTACTAGATGAACTAAATGAAAAGTTTAAAGATCATTGTCATCATTGTAGTGGTATTAAATATGAAGATATGCAATTATTTGTAGAGATATCTGAAAATAATCTGTATCCTGTAAATTATATTTCTGATTCTAATGGAAATATAAAAATAGAAGATAATAAATACTATGCTGATCTTCCTGTTTATGTAGGATCTAATAAGCAATTCTTATATCATAAATACTTTATAAATTTCAATTCTAATATACTAGAATTAGAAGAAGAATTTAAAACAGGATGGGATCCTAAGAGATATTTAGTATTTAGAAATGGATTACTCTTAAACAATTCTATTTATAAAATAGATGTAGCTACTTTTACTAATAAGATAAAAAATAAGAAAATCTATACAGCTGTTACTTTTAGACCTGGAGATAGAATAGAAGTATTTTATATAGAATCTGATGATAACTTCTTACATGTACCTTATAATCATGATGTGTATATGTCTTCTAATTTAGTATATGCTGATGAGAATGAACAATATGTTGTAAATGTTCCTTATCCTTACAAATCTTATCCTAAGGGAGATAAATATTTCTTTGTATTTAATAAGGATGGTATATATTTGGATAAGAAGAATGATTATACCACATCTGAAGATGGAAGTGCTATTACTTTATTTGATCATTCTAAGTTATACAAAACAGAAGATAGAAATGATTATCTGGTATTTGTATTTCCTTATGTAAGAGCTGAATTTGAAGAAGAAGGAGAGCTTCTTGAAAATAAATATATGGGTAATACAGGAATAAACTTTGTTTATTCTTACTCAAAATCTTCTGGTGATGATGGTATAGTATCCTTTGATCCTCCTTTTACTTCATATGAATTAAGTAAAAATAATTTCTTACTATTTGGAAATACTACCTATATTAGTAAAGATAGATTTGATCTTATTGATAATCATACTATCAGATTTAATAATGGCGTAGATATAAGACATGCTAAGTATGCTAATTATACTATGATTATATTTAATGATATGAAGAATTCTAAATTCAATATAAATAGTGATTCTAATTTTGAATTAGATATTCAACAAATACCTGCTGAATATGATGGGCAAACTGTATTTAAGTTAAATAAATTTATAGGACCTAAGTCTTCATTCATTGTATTTGTGGGTAGTGTATCATTAGAACAATCACAAAAGTATTCTTATAATGCTGCTAATAATAGTATTTCCTTTGGAGATCCTAATTTATACTTTACTAAAGGAAGAAATGTAACAGTAATTTCCATAAAAAATAAAGGATCTGAAGGCGGATATACTGAACGTATAGATTTCGAAAAGAATGAATTACCCATAGTGATAAATAATCGGGTAACTATTCCTAGTAGCTATTTTGCTAATAATATCATAACCAAAGAAAATACTATTATATTTATAAATGGAACTTATATTAATCCTAATAGATATAAGATAGATGGAAACACCATAATTTCTACATATAGGGCAGAATCTGAATTCAAAGTAGGTAAAACCATAACCATTTTATATTTGTATAAACATAAAGTTTCTTTGAATAATTATGGCATTGAAGGACCTTATGAATACATTGATAAGAAATTTGACCATGATGATATCATGTTTGATGAAATGTATTCAACTCCTATACCCACAGATAAGATCAAAGATGTTACTGTAGATGCTATATATGGAAATCTTACTTATGTAAAAGATTATAATCACTGGTATTCTAGAACTATGATATCTGGTACGTTATACAGTAGAGTAGAATATCCTGTACAACAAGATTTCTTAACTGGATATTTGTATACAGATTATACAGATAGACAAGATACAGATATTATATCAGGTGTAGTAGAAGATTATTATGTAGATTGGGAAAAGGTTTCTCCTAATAATAGTACAGATATAGATTTTCTTCATGAAGATATGCCTGGTCTTAAGTATGCGTTAATAGCAAACAACGCTACTTCTATATCTATAAGACTTCAACCAAACAATACATTCTCAAGTTTCTTTACAGATAAAAGAGGAGTTATTGGTATACGTTTTGAAGAAGAAAGTAATATTAATATTATACTTCCTTATACATTTAAGGGTATGAGTGATCTTAAATATGTAGATTTCTCTAAGCATTTGAATAAGATAAATTCTTATGCTTTTGTATCTTGTGCTAGATTAAAAAATATTATCTTAAAGGGAACCAATTTGGAAGTTGATGAAAATGCATTTGGGTTATTAAACAATATATTTATTCCTGATACTGCTAAGGTAGCAGATAATGCATTTGAACCTAATTCTATAATCAATATAACCTTTGATAAGACTTCTAATCAATATATTATGGAAAATACACAGGTTAATAGGAATTCAATAGAAACTGTATCCTTCGATTCAAATAAGACTAAAGTACAATCTTACCAATTCTATGGATTTAATAAGTTAAATAATGTAGTCATTCCTGATACAATAACAGAAATATATCCTGCTGCATTTAAGAATTGTACTTCATTAAGTTCATTAACTCTTAATAACAATATTTCTTATATTGGTAGTGGAGCATTTTCTAATACTAAGATAAAAGAAGTTTCTATTCCTAATTCATGTGGCATAATCCATAAGAATTCTTTTAGTGATAATACAGAACTTACTAAAGTTACAATTCCAAATTCTATTGATATTATAGAAGAAGGAGCTTTTAATAACTGTAGTAAATTAAAAGAAGTGATCATAGATGAACCTGTAGAGCCTGAATTAGGACAACAAGGAAAAGGTTTAAAGCGTATTGGAGCTTATGCTATAGGATCTGTACTTAAGGAAATAACTCTTCCTGCATCAGTTAAGCATATAGATCAAAATGCATTTACCAATTGCCCTGAATTAAGAACTATTTATATTAAAGAATATCCTCACTCCCATACAGTTGAATTAGTAAACACTGAATCTATGAATAATAAACCATGGGGGGCTGCAGGAGCCACGGTTAAAATAATACAGTAAGGAGTTTATAATGGGTAATATCGTAGAGCAAAACAATGGGAATAAAGTATTTGTTTTTAGACCTAATGATGGAATACCTGAATATATAAATCTTACTGGTATTCGATCTATAAAAGTAGAATGTTACGGAGCTGGTTCTCAAACAAGAGATCCTAATATCTTCTCTAGAGGTGGATATACTAAAGGCATTCTAGATGTAAGTAATATTGATCATCTTTGGGTATTTGTAGGATGCAAACCTGAAGGTCGTATAGGTGGAAAAGGATTTGGTAAAGGTGGAGATTCTTTTAAACCTAAGAATGAAATGGTTGGTTATGGAGGT